ATCGTTAGCTACTAAATTCTCATTCCAATTGTTAAATACTTCGGCTTGATTTTTATCAGTATCAATTAAAGTATTTGTTTGTTTTGTTATTGCTGATACTTCGATATTACCTAATGCTACGTTTAATGCTTTCTTAATAGATTTCATAGTTTAATTTCCTTATAGTTTTTAAAAGTATGACATTATTATTTCGTTGTCATAGTTTAAATTATACTCTCATAAGATTGAATTACAATAGTTAAACCATAAATAATCTAACTATCTCACGTGTGAAAACTGGTGATTTTCCCTTTGTAATCAATGACTTACGGCAGGGTTGTCGATAGGGTTCGACCGATACCACGCGCCACTACCCCCACCTACCCCCCACCCGCGCAAAAATTTTTGGGACTCCCACACTCTCTATTACACTGTGTAACGCATAAATGACTATAGAAATTCTAAATACCGCCCCCTTAACTTTACATATAGCTTTACTGAAAAAATTTTTAGCAAAAATCCAGTAAACCAAGGGCAACACGGGGTAATACGAACAGGAATACGAATGATTCTCGGTACCACATTGGGCGCAAATAGGTCTTATACTACGGGCATGAACATAATATATACACTATGGACTCTACTTAATATCAGTTTGTATTTAATACTACTGTATCTTTTCTGCTTGTCGCTGATAATCTTTTAGTTTATACTTAAACCCTAGCTGCAAATAATACAAGGTGTAACAGCAAACACATGCAAGAACAAGACAACCAAGAACACAAAGTTATTGTGCCTAACATAGAAGATAATGTGGCATTACCTAAGAATGCGCGCGAAGCACTACCAGAGATGTCTCCTAGTGAAGAATTAACTATGCGGTCAAACACAGTGAAGTTAATTAGTGACCTAGCACAAGAAAACATAGAACCATCACGTGAAAACATGGAAGAGGCTGAAGAAGTAGCTAAGGAAATGATGAAGAATCCTGAGTTAAAGCCTGATTTCGGCACGTACCCTAACGAGACTATAGCTTACCTTGCCGGCATGGTGTCGCAGACTAGTCATATGGTGGCTAAAGACCTAGCAGAGATTAAACTATCAGTCCTAAATGGGCTATTACAGGAAGCAGCACTGGCTAAAAGCCCTCGTGAACGCATATCAGCGTGGAAAGCAGTGGGTGAAATAGACGGAGTGGACGCATTCAAGAAGAAAACAGAGATTACCCACATCAATAAGTCGGGTGAAGAGCTAGAAAAAGAGCTATTAGAAACTATTGAGCAACTCAAAGGCAAAACAATAGAAGGTGAAGTCTTAAAAGACGATGATTAGCTCAGAAGACCTAGAGTTATTACAGCAACAGATACCTAATATGTCTGAGAGAGACAGACAGAGACACTTAACGCTATTAACACAGTACAAGAAGGAACTAACCAAGACTAAGGGTGAGGCTAACTTCCTAGACTTCATTAAGCACGTCTACCCAGACTATAAAGTAGGAGAACATCATGCAAGACTGGCTAAACTATTTGAAGAAATCGCAAACGGAAAGAGAAAACGAGTTATTGTCAATATCGCGCCTCGTCACGGAAAATCAGAACTTATTTCCTATTTGGCTCCGGCTTGGTTTTTGGGTAAACATCCAGCAAAAAAGGTTATTATGGCATCTCATACAGCTGACCTTGCAGTTAACTTTGGTCGTCGGGTACGTAACCTCGTGGGTTCGGAACAATATAAAGATATCTTCCCTGACATCAGCTTACAAGCGGATAGTAAATCAGCCTCACGCTGGGGTACGAATTATAATGGTGAGTATTTCGCTATTGGCGTTGGTGGTGCTTTGGCAGGTAGGGGTGCTGACCTATTTATAATCGACGACCCACATTCAGAGCAAGATGCCAAACTGGGCAAAGGCGACGTGTTCTTGCCAGCTTGGGAATGGTTTCAAAGCGGACCACTACAGCGTCTGATGCCGGGGGGAGCGATAGTAGTAGTGATGACGAGATGGTCGAAGCTAGACCTAACGGGACAGATAATCAACCAGATGACCAAGAACGAGGATGTGGATGACTGGGAGGTAGTAGAGTTCCCAGCGATACTAGAAGATAAGAAGGGAAATGAAGTACCACTATGGCCTGAGTTCTGGTCGCTAGAAGAACTAAAAGCAAGACGTGCTGCACTGGATATAAGATATTGGAACGCACAGTATCTACAGAATCCGACATCAGAAGAAGGTGCTTTAATTAAAAGAGAGTGGTGGAACATATGGGAAGAAGATGACCCACCTCCGTGTGAGTTTATTATAATGACACTTGATGCTGCTCAAGAAGCAAACAACAGGGCTGACTATAATGCACTAACAACTTGGGGCGTATTCTTAAATGAAGAGACAGACAACTACGCAATCATATTATTAAATGCAGTAAAGGAACGACTAGAGTTTCCAGAACTCAAAGCTATGTGTCTAGAAGAGTATGAGGAGTGGGAACCAGACGCATTTATTGTAGAGAAAAAATCTAATGGCGCAGCTTTATATCAAGAGTTTAGAAGAATGGGAATACCTGTTGGAGAATTTACGCCTGGAAAGGGACAAGATAAGATTAGCCGTGTTAATGCTGTGTCTGATCTCTTTAGTGGTGGTGTTGTTTGGGCACCAGACAAACGTTGGGCGCATGAGGTTATTGAGGAATGTAACGATTTCCCTAGTGGTGCCAACGACGACTTGGTTGACTCCACAACTCTAGCACTGTCAAGGTTTAGGCAAGGCGGTTTTATTCGATTGCCGAATGATGAAGAGGATGATATAGTATTGTTTAAAAGTCAAAAAGGCAGAAAATATTATGCCATTTAAGAGGACACAACATGGACGTAGATAAGGCTTTATACGAAGCTCCCAAAGGATTAGAAGAAGAAACTGAAGAAGTTGAGGCTATTGAGGTTATTGTAGATGGCGATGAACTTGAAGACGCTATAGAAGAGGCTATAGAAGTAGACGAGACTTTTGATGATAACTTAGCTGAAGAACTAGATGAAAAGTATCTAGCAGAACTATCATCAGAATTACTAGAAGGATTTAATAATGATTGTGACTCTAGAAAAGATTGGTTACAAACATATGTTGATGGCTTAGAACTTCTAGGACTTAAAATAGAAGACCGTAGTGAACCTTGGCAAGGTGCATGCTCTGTGTACCACCCGTTACTTTCTGAAGCATTAGTTAAATTCCAAGCTGAAACAATGATGGAGACCTTCCCAGCTGCAGGCCCTGTGAAGACTTCTATTGTTGGTAGAGAAACACCTGAGTGTATGGAAGCTGCTCAACGTGTTCAAGAGAATATGAACTACCAGCTTTTAGAACAGATGCCTGAGTTTAGACCTGAACATGAAAGAATGTTATGGGGTTTAGGATTAGCGGGTAACGCGTTTAAAAAAGTTTATTATGACCCAGCATTAGAAAGACAAGTATCACTATTTGTTCCAGCTGAAGATATGGTTGTACCTTATGGTGCTTCTAACTTAGAATCAGCAGAGCGTATTACTCATGTAATGCGTAAGACAGAACAAGAACTTCACAACTTACAAGAAATAGGATTCTATAGAGATGTAGAGCTAGGAGAACCTACACGTGATATAGACCAAGTTGAGAAGAAGATAGCAGAAGAGATGGGTTTTGATGCATCTAATGATGATAGATATAAAATACTAGAGATGAATGTAAACCTTGACTTAGAAGGTTTTGAAGATAAAGACGGAAGTAGAAAAACAGGAATAGCTCTACCTTATATTGTAACTATAGATAAAGGCACGACTGAGATTTTGTCAATCCGACGCAACTGGAACCAAGATGACGACAAGAAACAGAGACGAGAGCATTTTGTTCATTATGGCTACGTACCAGGATTCGGTTTTTATTGCTTTGGATTGATACATTTAATTGGAGGATTTTCAAAATCAGGCACAATGTTACTAAGACAGTTAGTAGACGCAGGAACATTATCTAATCTCCCAGGTGGATTTAAATCCAGAGGATTGAGAATTAAAGGTGATGATACTCCTATTGGTCCAGCTGAGTTTAGAGATGTCGATGTTCCTTCAGGTACTATTAGAGATAATATTCTACCACTTCCTTATAAAGAACCAAGTCAAGTCCTTGCACTTTTAATGGATAAGATTATTGACGAAGGTAGACGCTTTGCTTCTGCTGCAGATATGAAAGTATCTGATATGTCAGCTAACTCTCCAGTAGGTTCTACTCTAGCTATTCTAGAAAGAACACTGAAAGTAATGTCAGCAGTTAATGCTCGTATTTACTATGCAATGAAAAAAGAGTTAGGATTACTTAAAGGTTTAATTAGAGATTATACTGACCCTGATTATGTATATGACCCTGCATCAGGAACTCCAGGTGCTAAACAAGATGACTACGACAAGGTTAATCTAATTCCTGTAGCTGACCCTAATGCTGCAACTATGGCACAGAAGGTTGTTCAGTATCAAGCAGTTATGCAATTAGCTCAACAGAATCCAGACATCTATGACTTACCAGAATTAAACAAACAGATGCTAGATGTATTAGGAGTTAAGAATGCAGAAAAACTTATACCTAATAAAGAAGATATTAAGAGTGCTGCACCTGTAACAGAGAATATGAATATTATTAATGGTAAGCCAGTCAAGGCATTCCTAGAACAAGACCATGAAGCACATATCCAAGTTCATATGGCATTCATGCAAGACCCACAAGTACAAGCAATGGTAGGTCAAAGCACAAAAGCTGGATTGATTACAGCTGCTATGGAAGCTCATATCGCAGAACATATAGCTTTCCAATATAGACTAGAAGTTGAGAAGCAATTAGGTGTACCATTACCTCCAGTAGAAGAACCTCTACCAAGAGATGTTGAAAATGAAGTAGCTAGACTAACAGCTGAAGCTGCAGGAAAAGTATTACAAAGCAGTCAACAAAAAGCTGCTCAAGAAGAACAACAGAAACAACAAGAAGACCCAATACTTCAAATGCAAAAACAAGAACTTCAAATTAAACAACAAGAGTCTCAAGCTAAGAGTCAGAAGATGATGGCAGATGCTCAACTTGAGAAAGAGAAGTTTGAGTTTGAGAAACAGAAAGCTACAGTTGAAGTTCAGAAAGATGTAATGATGGAACAAGCTAGACTTAAATCTCAAGAGACTATTGTAGGAGCTAAGATTGGAGCAGATGCTGAACTGAAACAAAAAGAAACTACAGCTAAAGAAGTATTAGAAGGTGCAAAATTAGGAGCGTCAGCAATCAACAAACAAAAAGATGTTGAGTTACGCTTACAAGAATCTCAGATGCGAAATGATGCTATGGTAAAAATGACTGAGCAAAATCAGAAAAACCAACAGCAGAATAACGCACCTAAGACAAACCCATCCAATAATGGAGATAACAACTAACCGAAAGGAAAATTATGTCACAGACTGAAACGCTCGTGCTTCTAGCATCCCAGGTAGAAGAGAGACGCAAAGTAGTATTAGATGATTTGGGACTGGGGGTTCGCGACCACCAAGCATATGTATCAGCAGTAGGAGAAATGGCAGGATACATGCGTGTACAACAATTAATATCAGAGATGTTACAAGCAAGAAAAACAGAGGACGAAGCTTTTGAAAGTAGTCCAACTGATAGTGTTGTTAAGAAGGAGGGCAAGTAATGACTATTGCAACTCCTAACAATCAAATAGTCTCCAGTTCTGGAGCACCTATTAAAACTAAAAACACAACTACCACTGAAGGAAAGAAAGTAAGTGAAGCAGAAGCTAAAGCAAAACTAGCGTCTCAACTTCCTGACGTTAAAGGGTTCCGTTTATTATGTATGGTACCTCAAGCTGAAGAAGCTTATGAAAGTGGGTTGATTAAATCAGATGAAGTTAAAAGAGTTGAGGAGCATTCGACTGTATGTTTGTTTGTTATGCAACTTGGAGATTTAGCTTACCAAGATAAGGAAAGATTCCCATCAGGTGCATGGTGTAAAGAAGGAGATTTTATTATTACACGTGCCTACTCAGGAACTAGAATTAAAATTCACGGAAAAGAATTCAGAATTCTGAATGACGATATGGTCGAAGCAGTAGTATCTGACCCTAGAGGATATGAACGTGCGTAATAAAGAGTATGACAAAGCGTATCATCTGAAGAACAAAGAGAAACGTAATGCTCAATCTAGAGCTTATCGTGAGGCTAATAAAGAAAAGTGTAATGCTCAAGCTAAAGCTTATTATGAAGGCAACAAAGAGCGATGGACTGAGTATAAAGCTAAATGGTATCAAGAGAACAAAGCGTATTATAGAGCAAAAGATGCATTACGAGGGTCTCGTAAGAAAGCAACAAATGAGATTACAAGTTCTGAAGATAAAGAAATACTTAGAGAAATTTATGCGTTAGCTAAACAACGAACCTTAGAAACAGGGTTTGCTTGGGAAGTTGACCATATACAACCATTATCAAAAGGTGGTAAACACTCATTAGATAATCTACAGGTGGTCCCAAGAATTTGGAATCGTCGTAAACACAACCGCAACGCTGATAAGTACGTCAGTGCACAGGAGAAATAAAATGGCTGAAATTATAAATGAAATACCAGACGAAGTAGATATGGAAGGTGAAGAACTGGAGGTAGATTTAGACGCTGCTAAGAAAGATAGTGATGGTAAAAAGTCTACTGCAGATGTTGAAAAAGTAGAACAAGAACCTAAGAAAACTGAACCAGAGTTAGAGTTGGAAGTAGAAGATGATACTCCAGCTGAAGATAGAGGCAAAGAACCACTACCTGAAGAAATAAAAAAAGAGGTAGAGGAAGATACACTCGAAGGATACTCTGAACGTGTTAAACAACGTATGGCGCAATTGAAAAAGATGCATCATGACGAAAGACGCGAAAAAGAAAGAGCTGAAAGAGAAAGACAAGAGGCAGTTGCATATGCACAGAAAGTAGCAGACCAAAATAAAAAGCTACAGACTACATTAAGCACAGGAGAACAAGACTATATTAAAACTTTAGTCAGTGCTTCTGAAACTGACCTTAAAATTGCTAAACGTGATTATCGTGAAGCATATGAATCTGGAGACACAGATAAAATAGTTGAAGCTCAAGAATCAATGAATAATGCTCAAATGAAGTTAGCGCAAGCTAGCGGAATGAAACCTCAATATAATTCTGGACAACCAAAAGAAAATGAGGTAGAGTCTAATCAACAACAAGTACAACCTCAAGTTGCTAAACCAGATGCTAGAGCACTAGCATGGCAACAAAAAAACACTTGGTTTGGTAAAGATGAAGAAATGACTTCATTAGCTTATGGTGTACATGAAAAATTAGTCAGGAGTGGGTTAAGTCCTACAAGTGACGAATACTATCGTCGTATAGATGAAACGATGCAAAAACGGTTCCCTGAAAATTTCGGGGAAGAATCGTTGGAATCGGATAAACCCGCCCAACGCAAAAAACCATCTAATGTGGTTGCACCGGCAACGCGAAGTACCGCGCCAAAGAAAGTACGATTAAGTAAGACTCAAGTAGCATTTGCGAAAAAGTTAAAACTTACACCGGAACAATACGCAAGAGAGATGATTAAATTGGAGAACGCAAATGGATAAGGTAAAAAGAACAGCAAGAGATGTAGAAACAAGAGAAGAAACACCACAAACATGGTTACCCGCTAAACTCTTACCAGAGTTTAATAAATCAGCTGGGTGGGCATATAGATGGATTCGAGTTTCTCTGTTAAATGAACCTGATAACATGAATGCATCTTCAAAAATGCGTGAAGGCTGGGAACCGGTAAAGCATGCGGATCACCCAGAAATCATTTTAAAAGCAGACCCCAACAGCCAGTATAAAGAAGGCGTTGAAGTTGGTGGTTTATTATTATGTAAAGCTCCTCAAGAGTTGATGGACCAAAGAAAAGCCTATATAGCTGATAAGACAAGGAATCAAACGGAAGCTGTAGATTCACAATATATGAATCAAAGTGACCCACGTATGCCTAAGTTTGCTGAAGGACAAGAAAATGGTCGTCGATTTGGAAAGGGGAAATAAAAATTAGGAGAAACAATCATGGCTAAAACAGCTACACCTTACGGTCTTAAAGCCGTAAACCATGTAGGTGGTACACCCTATGCGGGGTCTACTCGCCTATTGCCGATTGCTTCTGGATATGCGTCGAATCTATTTAATGGACAAGTTGTTCAAATAGAAACAGACGGAACTGTTGGATTAGTTACCACTTTTGGTGACGGTGTTATTGGTGTATTTGTAGGTTGTACTTACACAGACCCATCAACACAGCAATTAACATTCAACAACATGTGGCCTACAGGCACAGTCGCTGCTGATGCAAAAGCATACGTAATCGACGATCCAGATGTAGTATATATGGCACAAGCGGACGGTCCAGTAACTCAGGAAGACTTAGGTCAAAACACTGACTTTGCTGCGGCTCAATCAACATCAACAGGCGTTTTAATTAACGGTAACTCAACTTCAGCAGTAGAATCTACTACAGCTGTAACAGCAACATTACCTTTTAGAATCGTCGACTTTGTTGACAGTCCTACTTCAACTGTGGGTGATGAATTTACTGACGTATTGATTAAGTTCAATGCAGGTATTCACTCATATAATAACGCTGATGGCGTTGCATAATTAAGGAGAAATAAGAATGGCTATTTCAAGAGCACAGCTCCTTAAGGAGCTACTTCCAGGTCTTAACGCGTTATTCGGTTTAGAATATGACCGTTATGGCGAAGAACATAAAGAGATTTACGAAACTGAATCTTCTGACCGTTCTTTCGAGGAAGAAACAAAACTGTCTGGCTTTGCTAACGCACCAGTCAAAAACGAAGGCGCAGCTATTGCATATGATAATGCACAAGAAGCGTTTACATCACGTTACAACCACGTAACAATTGCTTTAGGTTTCAGTCTAACTGAAGAAGCGGTTGAAGATAATCTATATGATTCATTATCAGCTCGTTATACTAAAGCTCTTGCACGTTCAATGGCTAACACAAAACAAGTTAGAGCAGCTAATGTTGTTAATAACGGTTTTAATGCAGCCTATACAGGTGGTGACGGTGTACCTCTATTCAGTGCAGCACACCCGTTAGTTTCAGGTGGCACTAATAGTAATACACAAGATACACCAGCTGACCTCAGCGAAACATCATTAGAAAACGCAGTGATTCAAATCGCAGCATGGACTGATGAAAGAGGTTTATTAATTGCAGCTAAACCACGTAAGTTGGTTATTCCACCAGCATTACAATTCGTGGCTACTCGTATATTAGAAACTCAACTTCGTGTTGGTACTGCTGATAACGATATTAATGCAATGTATACAAACAGCTCTATCCCAGAAGGTTATACAGTAAACCATTATCTAACAGATACTGATGCTTACTACTTAACCACTGATGTACCTAACGGTATGAAGCACTTTGAAAGAACTGCTTTAACAACTTCAATGGATGGTGATTTCGATACAGGCAACGTAAGATATAAAGCCCGTGAAAGATATTCATTCGGTTGGAGTGATCCACTAGGTATGTGGGGTTCACCAGGTGAATAAGTAGTTTTCATAGTTCTACTTAAGCACCACCCTGAAAAGCCCGGCTCCTCTCTGCTGGGCTTTTCTCTATCTAACACTCATGAAAATCCTTATTGCGAGCATTTACCATTCAGATACAATTCAGTTGTAACTAACTAAGGAGAACTACTATGTGGACTAAACCCGCTGCTACAGAAATGCGTTTTGGTTTTGAAGTAACAATGTACGTAATGAATAAGTAATACATGTATTACAACGTTTAAATTTAAGGGGCTTAGGCCCCTTTTTTTGTAGTATAATCATAGGACCTATATAAAAATTTTACGAGATAATTAGTATGAAAAAGATAAAAGACATGGTAAAAAACTTTTCTGAAAAAACAAATAAACCAAAAGCAGAGCCTAAACCTAAAGCTGAACCTGATGAAGAAATTCCAGGATTAGTGCCTGTTAATAAGTATGCAAGACCTTTTGAAGTTACGGGTACGGGTATTCTATTTCCTGATGGCACACTTCAAAAGACAGCACAGGGCGGAAGTGCAGTAATTGACCCTTCGTTATCTGCACAAGTACAAAAAAATACTGCAGATATTGCAAAAAATACAGATGATATAACACAAAGCTACACTAAAACACAAACAGATAGTTTACTAGATAGCAAAGCTAATGTTGGAGATTCTTATCTTAAATCTGGAACTTATAGTAACACTGAAATAGACGGAAAGCTGTTTACTAAAGCAAACAAAGATGATGCCGTATGGACATCTAAAAATAATATTGCAACTATAACTCAAGAGAGTGTCTTTAAAGGCGACATAAATACTAATCCAACAGCAGCCGACGGATACTTTAATATTAAATCTCAAGCTCCTATAAATGCTGAAGGTCAACCAGACTATAGTGTTGCATATGGCATAAATATAGATTTAACTGAAGGTAACTCTGCAAAACACACTTTTAAAATAACTAATGATGAAGGCTCAATTTTTAGAATTAAAGGTGGAAGCAAACCAACAGGTTTCTATACGGGGGCAATAGAAAATGGTAGTAATTTAGTTAATAAAGAATATGTAGACAAAGCTGTTAAAGATGCAGGTGGTTCTGAACCTGTTATATATGTAGCAAAACATTCAGAGTCTATACCTATAGCCTTAAGCTCATCTACAAATGGACGTTTGTCTATGCAATACCAAGATGTAACAGAAGGTGACCCTAGTTGGCTAGTAACAGACGAATGGGGCGATCAAAAATGGACACCTACGATTGCAGGATGGTACAACATGACTTGGTCTTACTATTGGAAAGGACCATTTCATACTCTTAAGGGTAGTGTTTATTACAAAAAAGGTTCAGCTACAGCAACTAATGAGCGGTTGAGTCAGTTCGCAGCAGATAAAAATGCAACAGATATCAAAGGTGTTCACTTGGAATGGTGGATAGGAACAGCCACTATACTGAAATACTTTAACGGGGTAGATGATAATTTACAAATAATATGGAACTTTGAAAGTAAAGGTGTTGATTTGTATGATAAAACTATCGTTCATGAGTCAAATAAATTTACAGCATTTAAAGTAGGGTAGATAAAAAATGAAATAAGTAGTATGATAGTAATACTGGGAACATAATCAACTTATCAAACTGCCCCAGCAGACGCATACACGATTGGTAAGTTATAACTTTGTATGGAGAAATCAAAATGGCAACAACTACATTTACAGGGCCAGTAGTATCTAAAAACGGCTTTCAATCATCAGGCGGTTCGTTCACAATTGACGGTACGACAGTAATCATGGAAAACTTACCTACATCTGACCCTTCTGTCGCAGGACAGCTATGGAATAACGCGGGTGCTCTAGCAGTATCAGCGGGATAAATGGACGAAGAGCCCAAACCAATCAGTAACGAAGAGCGCCTTGAGCAATTAAGGCGTTGGTTTGATGCATTAGGAGACTGTGTTTAATGGCAACCCCAAAAAAGAAAAAAGGAATGGGAATCAAAACTTCTGTTAAGTCAGGTAATTTTAGAAAGACTAAATCAGGAGCGGGAATGACAAAGAAAGGCGTTGCAGCCTATCGGAAAGCAAACCCAGGTTCTAAACTTAAAACAGCAGTAACAGGAAAAGTAAAGAAAGGTTCTAAAGATGCAAAGAGACGTAAGTCATTTTGTGCAAGGTCTGCAGGACAAATGAAAGACTTTCCTAAAGCTGCAAAAGACCCAAACTCTAGATTACGTCAAGCACGTAGAAGATGGAAGTGTTAATAGGAGAAAGTAATGGCAGATGATAAGAAAAAAAGTAGTCCTGAAAAAAATGTATTTGATAAATACATGAAGGATAATCCATTGTTTAAAGGTGCGGATAAGATTCAAAAACACCTTAAAGACAAACTAGAGAAGAAGGGCAAAAAGAAAACTAAGGAAATGAAAAAAGGTGGAAGCTGTAACACTAAAAAATATAAAAAAGGTGGGACTGTTAAGAAACATCGTGGTGACGGCTGTGTTATTAAAGGACGAACTAAAGGCCGCATGGTCTAATCAAGGAGAATTAAAATGGCTTTAGATAGTAATGGCAGAAAATTACCGCCGCTTGAAAAGAAAATGTCAGCTTATGAATTAAGAAATATTAAGCGACGTGATGACGCATCTGCAAAAAAAGCAACCAAAAAGATGGTTGAGAATAGAAACCCTCGAAAGAACACAGAATCTTTTTACACTTATAATAAACGAATAAATAAGTTAATTGCTAATAATAAAATAGATAGTAAACCTGAAGTAAAGAAACCTGAAGTAAAGAAACCTGAAGTAAAGAAACCTGAAGTAAAGAAAACTGAGGTTAAAAAAGCCACACCTTCTTTTGGTAAATCTTTTGCAGATGCTAGACGTGCTGGTAAAAAAACTTTTATGTACAATGGTAAATCTTACACAACTAAACGTGCAGATGATAAAGCTAAAACACCAATTAAAGCTAAAACACCAATTAAAGCTAAAACACCAATTAAATCTCAAGACACTAAGCTAAACCCATCTAATGCTCCAAGACCAGACTTTACATCTAAACGTGTAGAAAAAACAAATATTAAAAATCCTGTAAACAAAAAATCTACATTAAATAAAGTTAAAGATGCTATAGGTATGGGACGCCCTGCTACTAAGAAAGAAAAAATGGGTAGAAGTTTACAAAGAAAAGCTCAAGCTTCTATGGGATTTAAAAAAGGTGGTAGGATTGATGGCTGTGCAACTAGAGGGCTCACAAGAGCTAAAAGGTCTAGATAATGCGAGGTTGCCGAGGAATGGGTATTGTAAACCCTAAGAAGCTTCCTAAAGCAATGAAGAAAGGTGGCAAGGTAAAGAAGAGTGATTGTGGATGTTGTAGTCACTCAAAGACCAAAATGAAGAAGGGCGGAAGTGTTAAAGATGATTGTTACCATAAGGTAAAGTCATCATATAAAGTATTTCCAAGTGCATATGCATCTGGCGCTATAGCTAAATGCAGAAAAAACAAAGGTAAAAAATAGGAGAATATTATGGTAGCACCACTAGCAATAGCAGCAGGATTAGCAGGTCGATACGGAGCTAAAAAAGTAATTAAAGGACTAGCATCTAAAGCTCAAAAGAAAGCAGCTAAAGAACAGAATAAAGTTGTGAAGGAAATAAATAGTGCACCTAAACCAACTGGCGCTGCTAAAGTAAAAGCAGATAAAGCTAGGGATAAGTTTATGGATAAATTAAATAAAACTGAACCTGGACCTAAAAATAAACAGAATTTTAAAGAGAAGGGTACCAAGTTAGATAAGAAAAAGAAACCTAAAGGATATAAGAAAGGCGGAAGTATTGACGGGTGTGCAATTAAAGGACACACAAGAGCCAAAAGATAATGGCTGTTAGAAAGACGGCAAAAGGTGCATCACTTAAACGTTGGTTTAAGGAAGAGTGGAAAGACGTAAAGACTGGGAAAGCATGTGGTAGAAAGAAGGGCGATGGCCGTAGTACACCATATTGCAGACCGAGTAAACGGGTGTCAAGCAAGACTCCAAAAACATCTGGAGAAATGACAGCTGCACAGAAACGCTCTCGTATAGCGCAAAAGAATAAACTTGGACAACCTGCGGGTAAACCAAGAAGAGTTGCTGCTTTAAGAAGAAAGAAAGCAACAAAGAAAAAATAATGGAGGATAGTAATATGCATGAATTAGTAACAGTAGCCGCACCACTATGGCAATGGGCACTTGGTGTAGTTGTAGCATTATGGGTTTGGGAAACTTATCTCGAAAACGTATGGTACAAATTTAAAAACTGGATTATGAAAAAGTAAGGAGGTTATTATGGAAGTAATAGCAATTTTAGCATTAGTAGGTGGAGTAGGTTATGGCATGGAGCATGATTGGCAAGCAGCAAAAGCTTACAAGTCATACAAAGAATGTCGGACTGAAAATCCTAAATTTCATAACACAATGACACAATGGAAATATGATCCGTGTAATTTAGCGGCATACCATGTGAAGAAAGTGATGTAATGACGATAGTAACTCTACTGTATTTAAGTGGAGCTATCACAGGTACCGTGGTAGGGGAAGCGTACAAACCTCTATCACTACCTTTAAATAATAATAAAGAATGTACGACGTATTCAAAAAAAGTAAAAGAATATAACTTTGAAATAAATGACTATATTGAGAATGAAGTATCAGAGGAAAGATGTAATTGGAAACCACAAGACAGACAATAGTATCAATTATGGCTTTATTAGCAGCGTTTGTTGGTGGGGATTATATGGACTCAGTTGAGCCTACGGTACATACGCACGTGATATCAGAAGAATGCACTGTAATTAGAAACATTGAAAAGGAGATGTAATGACTACATCAGGAAAAACAACATTTAATTTAGACCTCAATGAAATAGTAGAAGAAGCATTTGAAAGATGTGGAGCTGAATTAAGAACAGGATATGACCTAAAGACTGCTAGAAGAAGTTTAAATTTAATGACAGCAGAGTGGGCTAACCGTGGTATTAACCTTTGGACAATTGAGGAAGGAAGCATACCACTAGAAAAAGGTGTGCAGTCATATGACTTACCTGCAGATACTATTGACTTACTTGAACAAGTTATTAGAACAGGAACTGGACAGAACCAAAGTGATTTAAGTATCAGTAGATTATCTACTTCATCATGGGGTTCAATACCTAATAAGAATAGTGAGGGTAGACCTAACCAGCTTTGGATAAATAGACAAGAAGCTAACCCTATTATTAATCTATACCCAAGACCAGACCAAGATGATGAATATACTTTTGTATATTGGAAAATGAAAAGATTAGATGATGCAGGTACTGGGATTAATACACAAGATATACCGTTTAGATTCTTACCTTGTATGGTTGCAGGATTAGCATATTATTTAAGCCTAAAAATACCAGGCGCAGGAGATAGAACGCAGTTTTTAAAAGCATCTTACGAAGAACAGTGGACACTTGCTGCAGATGAAGATAGAGAAAAAGCTGATTTAAGAATAGCACCAAGGGCTTACCATATATAATGAGTAGTAAATTTACAGGCGGTAAGCATGCATTAGGTAATTGTGATGTTTGTGGGTTTCAGTTTAAATTAAATAAACTAAGAGACTTATTTATTAGAACTAAAGATTCTCATGTTAAGGCATGTGAAGAATGCTGGAACAGTGACCACCCTCAAAATATGCAAGGTATGTATCCTGTAAATGACCCACAGGCTGTACGTAATCCAAGACCAGATACAAACTTGGAAGAACAAAGGGACATACAATGGGGATGGGAACCTGTAGGACTTAATAATCCACTAGAGCTAGAAGGACTAGAGAACAAATTAGAAGGCAAAAGTCAAGTAGGAAATGTTACAATAACGATAACTTAGGAGAATTAAAATGGCAGAATATAAACAACCAAAAGAAGTAGCACTACCAAAACCTACAGAATACCCAGCTAGAAGACGAGGTAAGGTTTTTGGAACAATGATGGCTAACATCAATAGAGGACCAAACAAACTATCAGGCTATCCTGACACAGATGTTAAAAGAGATGGCGTAGAGACAAGAGGCAATGGTGCAGCAACTAAAGGTACAAAGGCTAGGGGGCCTTTAGCTTAATGCCCTATAAAAACCCTGAAGATAAAAAAGCTCATACCAAAGCTTGGCGACAAGCTAATAGAGAAAAACATAGAGCTAGTACTAAAGCTTGGTACGAAGCTAACAAAGAAGAGAAACTAGCTAAAAACAAAGCTTGGGCTCAAGTTAATAAAGATAAAGTAAATGCTTTTGCAGCAAAAAGAAGAGCGGCTAAATTAAATAGAACACCAAGTTGGCTGACTAAAGAAGATTTAGGTAAAATAAAAGAGCTTTACAAAGAAGCACAGAAATTAAGAGAAGAGACAGGAGAAGAGTGGCATGTGGACCATATTATTCCACTACAAGGAGAGTATATCTCTGGACTGCATGTCCCTGATAATTTGCAAGTGATAAGAGCAACAGAAAACAAAAGAAAACACAATAGGTACACAATATGACGTACACAGAATTAGTAGCAGCAATAGAAAGTTATACTGAAAATAAGTATACGAAAGATGATGTAGATAGATTCATCCAAAACGCAGAGCAAACTATTTATAACTCTGTGCAGTTACCTGACTTACGTAAAAACGTTATGGGTACTATGACTTCAGGGAATAAGTATTTTAGTCTGCCAAGTGATTGGTTATCTACTTTTAGTATTGCAATAATTAATGAAGATAATGAATATGTTTACTTACTTAATAAGGATGTTAATTTTATAAGAGAAGCCTGCCCACAGGTAGGAGTTGTTGGAGAACCAAAATTTTATGCAATATTCGACGAAGACTCAATGTTACTTGGCCCGACTCCTAATGCCGATTACATGGCTGAACTTCATTATTATTACTATCCTGAGAGTATTGTCACTGTCGGTAATACTTGGCTTGGCTCTAATTTTGATACTGCTTTATTCTATGGATCACTTCTTGAAGCAGCTGCTTTCATGAAAGAGGATGCAGATACTGTAGCTCAATACTCAAGTAGATATCAAGAAGCAATGGCGCTTTTACAGAATTTAGGTGAAGGTAAAAATAGACGAGATGCCTACAGAAGTGGGCAAGAAAGGATACCGGTAAGATAATGCAAAATATAGGAAAAATGACTTTAGGCACAGACTACAAAGTAATTACTTCGGAAGAAGGAAAAGGTCACACGCCCGAACAAGTAGCGGAGATGGCACTAGCAAAGATAATACATGTAGGCGAAGATGCTGACCCGTTAATACGTGAGCAAGCAGAAGCTTACAAACAAAACATTAGACTCGTTCTAGTGCAGTATATGAAAAAGGCAATCAAGTCTAATCATACAACAATTGCGAATAAACTGCGTGAAGCGGGACATTCAAATTTAATTAAACTTTTGGAGATATAAAAATGGCTATAACACAAGCAATGTGCACAAGCTTTAAAGTTGAAATACTGGATGGTATTCACGCTTTCGGTACAACTGTAGCCCGTGCAGATACAACGGCAGACACTTTTTACCTAGCGCTTTATACGGATGCAGCTTCTTTAGATGCAAGTACTACAGCATACGAAACAGGTGGCGAGACAACAGGAACAGGATATGTAGCAGGCGGACAAGCACTAGAAACTGTTGCCCCAACATCATCAGGTACTACAGCGTATTTAGATTTTGCTGATGAAACATGGACAACCGCTACTATTACAGCACGTGGTGCTATGATTTACAACCAAACTCAAGGAAATAAAGCTGTTGCAGTTTTAGACTTTGGTGGTAATAAAACATCAACTGCTGGTGACTTTACAGTAGTATTCCCTACTGCAGATTCTGCTACTGCTATTATACGTATAGCGTAGTAGGAGCCTAAGATGGCTCGGTTTGAAGGATGGGGTTCAGGTTATTGGGGTAGAGGCTCGTGGGGGACAGGTGTAGATATAGCTGAACCTACAAGCGTATCTGCTACTGGACAAATAGGACGAGCTACAGTAGAGGCTGATGCCCCTGTAGTAGTTAGCGGACTAGAAGCAACCATTATCCTACGTGACGCACTTGTTGAAGCCGATAATAATGCGAACACAGGATTTGTAACTGGAACCGGTCTTGTAGGAGACCTCACTATGGTGGGGGAAGCAAATGTTTATCCTACAGGCGTATTTGCTACGGGTCAGACAGGAATGGCTGAAAGCAAAACTGTTAACTTAGTAGATGTTAGCGGGGTTGAAGGCACAGGATATATAGGACAAATAGAGCCCGATGCAAAAGCAACAGCGTTCCCATCAGGAGTAGAAGCGATTGGACACGTTGGAAACGGAAGATTTATTTTAGTCTGGGGCGAAATTGATACTAGCCAAGATGCTAATTGGAAAAGGATAGCGACATGATAATTAACGCAATTAAAAGAAATGATGGTAAAATATCAGATAATAGGAGAACTACAAAATGCCAAGTACTTATTCGCAATTAAAAATAGAGTTAATCGCCACCGGTGAGCAGACGGGGACTTGGGGTGCGACCACAAATACCAACTTAGGTACTGCATTAGAAGAAGCTATCACAGGTTCAGCTGACGTTACTTTTGCAAGTGGTGATGTAACCCTCACTTTAACAGACACTAATGCATCTCAAGCTGCTAGACACTTAAGATTAAACTTAATAGGAACAACAGGAGGCGCAGCTAGAAATTTAGTTGTACCTACAATTCAAAAGTTATACCTGATTAATAATACTTGTGGCGATGCTGTTACAGTTAAAAACTCAACTGGCACAGGAATTGTGGTTGGTGCAGGTAAAACAAACTTCGTATATAACGATGGTTCTAATGTTGTTGATGCTGTTAAATTAGGAACAATGTCAGAGCAGAATGATGATGCAGTAGATATTAGTGGGGGCGAAATAACAGGGTTAACTAACTTAGAAACTTCTAGTTTAACTGCCACAGCAGCTACAATTGGTGGTGGAGATTTAGATGTTACAGGGCTAATCAAGTTAAATGGAGACGAAGGTTCAGCTAATCAATATCTAGGCTCTAATGGAACAGGAGACCCTACATGGCAAACAATACCTGCAGCAGCAGTTGTAATCCCAGCAGGATCTAGAATGTTATTTCAACAAACAGCAGCACCAACAGGTTGGACAAAAGAAACAACATCTAATGACGTTGCTTTAAGAGTTGTTAGTGGAACTGTAGGTACAGGTGGTACGGTAGCATTTAGTACAGCATTTCAGTCATATGCTGTGTCTATTTCTGGTAACACAGGTAACAAAGCAGCAGGTGGTACTGTTGCTAACCATACGCTGTCTAATGCAAGAATACCGAGCCATACTCACGGTTATGTTAAACCTAATGCTGGTACTAGAGTAAGCACAACAAATAAGGGTAGTACATACTACGGAACTGCAAACGCTAACTCAGGAGCGTCAGGCGGTTCACAAGCCCACAATCACGGATTTACAGGGTCTAACCACAACCACAGTTTTTCAGGTTCTTCAACAGTTAACGTTGATGTATCATATGTGGATGTAATTATAGCTACTAAGAGCTAACGAAAGGATATTAATGCAACTACCTAGAGGGGAATATTGTCCCTTATTGAAGAAGAAGTGTATTGGGTTAAAGTGTATGTGGTTTACCAAGTTACAAGGAAAAGACCCAAATACTGGTAAAGATGTAGATGAGTATGCGTGTGCTGTCACTTGGCTACCAATGCTACTAGTTGAGAATTCTGGTCAGCAAAGACAGACCGGAGCGGCTGTAGAGTCGTTTAGAAACGAGATGGTTAAGGCTAACGAAAGTAGTGTAAAATTGTTAGAAGAAACTGCTAAAAGAAAATTATTAGGAGATAAGTAAAATGGCAACACATTTTTCAATAGTACCAAGTGATGGTGCAATGACCGTAGATGGTAAAGGCATGGGAGGTATAGACTTCTCTTCAGCCAATATACCTCCGTACGTAAACGCATTACAATGGGAAGGTGGTCAAGGAGAACTAGAGCACTTAGATGCCAGAAATACCCCAAATGTAATTCTTACTGAGAGACCAGAGTGGGCTGAAGCCTGCTTAGTGTTATTTGCTGAAGCAGTACAACAAGCAATTATTGAGGAAGGTCCATCTCAAGAACTACCAGTAGAAACCAGAGTCCAAGACGAGCCAGGCGATTTCTGGGATCAGTATCCTGAAGCTAACTCTGGAGCAGTAGATGAGATATTAGCTAAAGAATACGTAGGTATTGTAAACGTAGCTGCCCAAGACCCTAACTTAGTTTTAAAAGGAGTGCTTACTACAGAAGTACAAGAAGGGGCATCGGCACTTACATCTTTAAGAGACCTACGAAATGACTGTTTAGCATTAGGTATAACGGCATTTTCTGACTCATTAGAAGACGATGTATCTCAAAACTTTATTGAATATATGGAAGGGTTGGGGTATGTGTTAGCAACAAATAGACAGCTATTTTACCCTTGGAACAATACATTAGAAGAAAGGCGTAAAGATATAAATATTAATGTAGGAAGAGCTGTAACTCTACGAGAAGGTGTAGGGTGGAACGGAGATAATTGGCAAATAGATTTAATTAGCCGTAATAATATCTTAAGCGTTGTAACTGCAATTAATGCAGGACTTTGGGATTCAGAGTATGTTACTTGGAGAAACACAGCTAACGAAGATAAAGAATTAACTGTAGCTGAATTTAAAGAACTAGCTAAAGCAGTAATAGAAAAAGTGAATCAAGTATACCTAGATTCATTCGCTGCTAAAGGATAATTATGCCCAAACCTTTGGAGTTCATTTTTAATAATGGGTTCTTGAGAAGATGTAGTAACGATGCAAAAGTAAAGGCAACACAAGCTTTTGTTTATATCAGTGCTATAGTTACTATGATTTTTGCTTGGGACACCACATTATTCCTAATTGCCCTAGCTCTAGGGTGGGTTTGTTTCGGGCTATGTGTAAGTGTAGGACTACACAAATATGCAGCTCATAGAACTTACGTACCTAAAAACCGACTTATCAAATGGATTGTATTATGGTTTGCTACTATAGGTTCTCTAGGTAGTACCATCTGTTGGGCTGCAGGACACAGAGCTCATCATAGACATTCAGATCACATTGAAGACCCTCATAGACCTCATGGTAGCTTATGGCATAAGTTTAAGGTTTGGTTTTATTACGTCCCAGCATTTAATATAAACCCTATTATCATTAAAGACTTATCTAGAGATAAAGACCATGCATGGTTCCATAGAAATTACTACAAAGTTATATTTAGTTATGTTGCTTTGTTATTCTTTATAAACCCTGCGTATGTAGGATACTTCTATGGCATCCCAATTTGGTATACGTTGATTGGTATTAGTTGGGCTACAGTAATTGCACATATCCCTGTATTAAGCTACGGACTTCCAGGTAATTGGAGAACTTACAACTCTAAAGATTACACAGTAAATAGTCACTTCTGGTCTATTATGTTTCCAGGTGAAGGACTACACAATACACACCATGCAGTACCAGGTCTGTGGAATAATGCAATTAACAAAGGTGAGTTTGATTTAACTGCACCGATAATAAAGTTGATTGGTAAACCAAATAATGCTACAGTTAGAAATCACCCGCCAATAAGGAAAGGGTTTAAAAAAGTTAAAGATGAACTTAGAGAGGTGCAAGACTACATAGACGAGTATGATAAGACTCATTCAAAAACAGGCCATTATACTGCCTAGCCACAACGGTGGTGTTTGCTGTGTTCGCTATTCTATCCTAGGACTTATAAACAAAGTCTGCATCAATGTTATCTACGCTGACCTAGAAGATTTTCATGACCATCCATGGAACTATATATCTATTATACTGTGGGGTGGATATAAAGAGTCTCAATGGAAAGATGGAAAGGTTACCACTAAAACCTATGGTCCCGGAAGTATTCTAATAAGAAAGCATAATCAATTTCACAAGCTTGAACCTACTGGCAAAAAAACTATTACCCTGTTCTGGAAAGGAATAAAAAAACGTAACTATATTAATTGGGTAAAAGATAATATAATATACCACGAGGCAAAGTTTTGGTTGAAGCAAGGTTATACCAAAGCTAAAATGAAAACTATTTTTAACCAAATGAAAGACTACAAATGACTAAACATGAAAAAGAAGTAAAAGATTTATTAGTAGAGAGTATTAACAAACTAGAATTTGATGCAATAAAACTTACTGACACGCTAGAAGATTTAGGTGCAGACTCTTTGGACTCTGTTGAAATTATTATGAGTCTTGAAGAAAAGTATAACATCAAGATATCAGAAGACGTATTTGCTGACATACACACCGTACAAGACATAGTGAACTATATTAATGATACAGTTCGATAGACTAGATACTATAACTCATGATTGTGCGGAAGTATGGAATTTAACAGGAGTATGCAATAAACGTATAGCTGAGGAGACAATGAAATTTGTAGGTCAGGTTCATCATCCAGATAGTAGAACTACTAGAAGCGAAGACTCTATTATTGACGATACTGCCCCTGCTACTAAATTATTATTTGAAGAGATTGAAAAAGTTTTAGCCCAAAGAGATTTACAGCAGGTACCCAATCAACATTGGGGACAAATTCACAGACAATATGAGTCAACAGAAATGCATGACCATACTCCGTGGGATGTGGCTTGGGTATATTATGTTAGGGTTCCTGAAGATAGTGGGCTATTAGTATTTAGTCAGTTTCAAGGGTGGACTAATAGATATGAGCATACGCACTACCCCGAAGTAGGACAACTTGTACTGTTTCCTGGATGGATGGTACATAGAGTAACTAAAAACTTTAACACAATTCCTAGAATAAGTATTTCAGGAAATGCAAATTATATAGAGGAGAGATAATGAGTATACCTAATTTTATAGAGGTGTATCCTACGTTTGATAAAGAGTTTTGTGATTACGCGATCAAATGTTTTGAAGAAGCAAACGAACACGGGTTGTGTAAATCTAGGCAAGAGAAAGAAAACGTCAGTAGTATGTTAGTAGATGATAGTTCAGTTCATTTTCCTGTTTATGATTTCCCAATAACTCACATGACATCTTCTCTAATAGGACAATTTGATGCAGGGTTTTTAGCTGCTCAACAGGGATACTATGCTACTTATGGACAGTTGCAAGAAGTAGGAGCCCTAAGATACTACGAAGCTAAACTACAAAAGACTCATCCGGGACAGGGGTACCATACTTGGCATTGCGAAGCAGGGGGACGAGAATTTCAAACAAGAGTATTAACTTGGACTGTATATTTAAATGATGACTTTGATGCAGGAGAAACAGAGTTCTTATACCAGCAATATAGATACAAACCAAAGATGGGAGATATAGTTATCTTCCCCGCAGCATTTACTCACTCTCATAGAGGTAATTCACCTATAGGGGGTGTCAAGTATATTATCACAGGATGGCTAGAGTTCTAGAGAAAGTATGGTAAAATAAGCCTATTGTATTGGGAGCAAAATTATGTTATCAATGTTAACGGAAGAAGAAATTGCTTCACAAAAGAATACTGAAGAAAATAAAGCGGAATCGTATCCTATTAGTTATACTTTCCATTATGGCGTTCGCCCCAATAACGCCTCTTTTTTTATTTCTCTTCTCTTCTTATTTATGGACATAAAATATGGCACTCAAAAAGCTTGTATTCCAACCAGGGATAAACAGGGATAGAACAGATTACTCATCAGAAGGTGGGTGGTATGCCGCTGATAAAATAAGATTTAGGCAAGGATACCCTGAGAAAATTGGTGGGTGGACTCCTATTAACTTCACACCTTACGTAGGCGAAGCTAGTACTATCATACAGTACGGCACTACTGACAACAACGTTATCATATCTATTGGTACTAATGAAAAGAACTATGTTGTTGTGGGTACTGAATTATATGACATCACACCAATTCGCGTAGTCCTTACCTCTCCAGCTACAGACAATTGCATATCTACAGTAGATGGGTCTACAACAATAACCTTTAATATAATGGCTCATGGCGCAGCTATAAATGACTATGTGACTATTAGTGGGGCTACTGATGTAGGCGGAGTTCCTGCAAGTGAAATAAATAAAGAACATAAAATAATAAGATCCGCTACTAATTCATTCGATGTTAGAGTTGAAACCGCAGCAACTTCTACAGTAGCAGCTGGTGGTGGTACCGCAATCTCTGCATCCTTCCAATACCCAGTAGGTTACCCGACGACTACTTTTGGTTATGGTTGGGGTGCAGGCCCTTGGGGCAGAAGTACTTGGGGTTCAAGTTCAGATATTGCAGTTGCATTCCCTCCTAGACTTATATTCCAAGAGAAGTTTAATAATGATGTTATCTATAATATCAAGGGTGGAGACATATTCTACTGGCAGTATACCCCAACAATCTCTGAAAGAGCAGTAGAGCTTAAGACTTTAACTGGCTCTAGAGCTGTCCCTGAACAAGTAGGTAATATTATATTTGCATTTAGTGGGCACTTACTTGCTATGTCTTGTACAGAATACAATATTACTGAGACTGATGGGTTAGTTATATCCTCATTATCTAGAACAACTAGACTTACTACTGTTACAGTTACTACTGTAGGGTCACACGGTCTAGAAGTGAATGACTGGGTGTTAATGCAAGGTCAAGCACCTTCAGCGTATCAAGGTGAGGTTCAAGTATTGTCAGTGCCTACAGCAGATACATTCACATATGAAATGGCATATGACCCAGGAGTAGACGCTACCACCGTAGGAACATATAAATCTATAGATTACTCAGGTGACTTTGATCCGTTATTAATTAGATGGGCAAACGTTGACCCAGTTATAGGACCTCAACCAGAAGAATGGAAACCAGAACTAACTAACACAGCAGGGTTCTTAAGAGTACAACAAGGTTCTCAAATAGTCGCAGCCCACAGAACTAGACAAGAAGTCCTAGTCTGGTCTGATATTGCATTATATACAGTGCAGTTCTTGGGTACAGAAGAAGTATTTGCATTACAAGAGATATCTGATTCTATTAATATCATAGGGCCTAACGTAGTAGCAGAAGCAAATAACATTATATTCTGGATGGGTAACGATAAGTTCTTCGCATATGATGGACGTGTAAGCACATTACCATGCACACTAAAACAATATGTATTTGAAGATATGAACAAGACTAACGGCAGACTTAACTTTGCTGGTATTAATAGTGAGTTTAATGAAGTTATATGGTTCTACTGTTCAGCGCAATCAGATTCAATTGATAGATATGTTATCTTTAATTATGAAGAAAAAATATGGTACTACGGCACACTAGCACGTACTGCATGGGCTAATGTTGGGACTATTAAATTCCCTCTTGCAGCTAATGCAGGATATGTCTATAGACATGAAGATGGTGTTGACAATGTAGAAGACCCTAAGTCGCCTTCAAAACCTATCACTGCCTTCATAGAATCTGCTGACATAGGTATAGATGATGGAGACTCGTTTGTATTAACCAAGAGAGTAATACCTGATGTTAACTTTGTTAATTCTTCAACAAGCTCTCCTGAAGTAGAAGTAACTGTAGGGGTACGAAACTTCCCTGGTGCTAGAACAGATACAAATGATGTTGCAGGAAATACTTTAACTAGAGATGTTATAACTACTGCATCCGTTGATACTTATACTAATCAAGTTTTTGTTAGAGCAAGAGGAAGACAAATGAACTTTAAGATTGCATCAGATACTCTAGGAACACAGTGGCAACTTGGGGCAACTAGAGTAGACTTTAGACCTGATGGAAGGAGAGGGTAATGTCAGGTAAACATACTAAAATAACTAAAGCACCTAATATATCTAACCCTCAATCAGATTATAGTAGAGACCAACAATTACAAATGGTCAACCAACTTAGACTATACTTCAACGAGAATGATGGGGTGCATAGACAAGCTAAAGGGCATTTTGATATGCTACTTACACTACAATGGTTAGGAGATAATTAATGGCTTTTCAAGGAGTTACACCATCAAAGCTATCACAGGATGTATTAACTACAGACTATATTGCTATCTATACAGTACCAGCAAACACAAGGACTTATGTAAAAGATATATGTGTCTGTAATACATCGGCAGCTGGAGTAGATATAAGTATAAGTTTAGTGCCAAGTGAAGGCATTCCAGGAACATCTAACGCTTTATATTATGATTTTACTGTGGATGCTAATGACACTATGCAGTGGAAGGGTTCTCAAATTATGTATGAGAACGATACGATACAAGTTAAAGCTTCTGCAACAGGATGTACGATTAACATTGGGGGTGGCGAAGCCACTGAATAACAAGCAAAAACGGTTTATACATAGCATATTACATGGTATTATACAACTTAAATAAATAGGATTAAGATATGTCTTTAGGTAGCGTACTAGGAGCAGCAGCTCCAATAGCAGCAGGTTATTTTATGGGACCTGGCGGATTGAGTATGGGTATGGGTGCCTCAATTGGTGCTGGTGCTGTAACAGGTATGGGTATTGCTGCTTTATCTGGTAATGATGTCCTTATGGGTGGCGTAACAGGAGGTCTTGGTGGTTTTGGTGGCGGTAATATGGCAGCTGCATTTAACCCTGCAACAGCTACTACTGTCCCCGCAGGTTCATCTACTGCTGTGGCAAATGAGGCAATGCTGAGTCCTTATACTCATGTAGGTTCTGGAGTACAGAAAGCAGCACAAGGGTCTCAGTTAGGTATGTTTTCTAATGCAGCTGCAGTAAATCAAGGTGTTGCTCCTACTACCGGTTTTGCAAGTGCAATAGGACCTAATACTCAAACAGGATTAAATTCGGCAGTGTATACAAATCCAACTCCAGCATCTGTAGTACCAAACGGAGCTAATATACAAACTGGTACGCAGTTAAAGACTGGCTACGGAACTACAGGACTTAATAACCAAGTAGAAGGTATTATTACCGACCCTTCAAAAGCTGGAGGGTATACAGGAAACCCAGCTCCGCCTGATACATCGTTTAGTGGTAGTATGAAGAGACTAGGTGATGGAAGCGTAGGTAAAGGATATATGAAAGCAGGTATATCTACACTTCCTGTAATAGCTGCAGCTTTTGAAGAAGAAGAAGATTGGGATTGGGATGAAGAAAGACCTGATAAGTATGACCCTGATGCAACACTTAATATAAATGACCAAAATACAGGAATTAATGAGGCATTAAAAGAAGACTCTGGACTTAGACTATATGCAGATGGAGGTATTGTTAATCAGACTCCAATGAATGTAAATAACGCAGGCGCTAATGTGACTGGCGGTGGAATGAATGTAAACAATGTAGGTGCTAACATGGGTCTAAACTCTGTATCTAATTTAAACCAAGGCGCTTCTAATATTCAAGGTCTAGGCGGACTAAATGTAAATACTGGCGGAACAAGCGCAAGTGAGTATGAACAGTCAATATTAGATAAACCTTTATATAAAGATATAGGATTTACAGGTATAGGTGGAGGACCATCAAGAGTTCCTTACGATTATAATCCAGGAAATATACTCTCTGGTCCAAACTATACTAGAAACATGGATGGTACTTTTACAAGAGTCGGTCCAGTACCAGAGGATGCATTAGAAGTTCAACAACAGAATATTAGAGATAGAATGGCGGGTTCAGGAACCATGAATTTAAACGATGTAGGTAGTAGTGTTATGAGTGGTGGCATGAATGTAAATAACTTGCCTACTGCTAAGTTTGCTATGGGGGGTTTAACTGAAGGTCCTGGAGATGGTATGAGTGATGATATACCTGCTACTATTGATAATAATCAACCTGCTGCTTTATCTGATGGAGAGTTTGTAGTGCCAGCTGATGTAGTTAGTCATCTAGGTAACGGCTCAACAGAGGCAGGAAGTAAGCAACTATATGCTATGATGGACGAAGTAAGACAAGCTAGAACTGGGAGAAAACAACAAGGGACAGAGATTGACCCTGAAAGGTATATGCCTGCATAGATGAAAACATCATTAGTCCCTAAAGACCACATATTAGTAGTCTGGGATAGAATTAAAGAATACGCAGAGGGATGCGCAAAGTATACATTTGGTAGATTCTCTGCAGAAGATATGTTACAAGGTCTTCTTACCAAAGACCAACAGTTATGGATTGCATTTGATGATGAGGGTATCCATGCTTTTTGGGTAACAGAGGTTGTAGAGTATCCTCAAACTAAAATGTTAGTTATGCATTTTGTAGGTGGCAGGGATATAGAAGAATGGCAAACAGTAGGATTAAAACAACTACAAAGTTTTGCAAGAGATACAGGTTGTACTAAAATAGAGTCATATGGTAGACCTGGTTGGGAAAAGATTTGGAAGAATCAAGGGTACGTTAAGCGTCTCGTATTTTATGAATTACCAGTGGAGTAATAAAATGTTTTTAAAATTAATACCTAATAGAGTTAAAGTTTGGGCAATCAAACATCTGTATGCAGATATTGCAGCAATGGGTGATGGCGGAGATACGCAACTTGCTCACGTCAACGAAAAAGAAGTCAAGCTATTGAAGAAACACGGTGGTGCGGGAACTATAAACCCTGCAACAGGACTACGTGAATTCAAAGGTAAAGGCGGTGGCGGTAGTGCTCCAGCAAAACAAGAATCTACTTCATACTCTTCTAACTTACCAGAATACGCAAAGCCTTATTACCAAGAGCAAATGAAGCAGGTAGCTAAGGAAGTATATACTACTGACTCAGCAGGAAATGTAACGGGTGTTAAAGGAAACGAAGTATACGAAGGTCCTAGAGTAGCTGGGTTCAATGCCGACCAAACAGGAGCTCAAGATGCAGTCAGAGGAATGACTACTCCAGGGCAATTTGCAGGGGCAACATCTGGACTAAATAATGCAATGACTAATGCTACTACTGCTCAAGGTGGTATATCTACAGCACTAGGTTATGACCCAACAGCAATAACAAATGAAACAGTAAATACTCAAAAGTTTACTGACTCTGGTGTAGCGGATTCTTATATGAGTCCTTACATGCAAAATGTTGTTGATGTTCAGTCAGCAGAAGCTAGAAGACAAGCGGATATTACTAAAGCTGGTATGGGCATGCAGTCTATTGGTAGAGGTACTTTTGGCGGAGGTAGAGAAGCACTAATGCAGTCTGAAGCTGATAGAAACCTAGCAATACAGTTAGGTAGAATACAAGCTGAAGGTAGTCAGAATGCATATCAACAAGGTCAACAAGCATTTCAAAATGACCAGAACCGTGACTTATCAATGCAGAAAGCTAACCAAGCAGCTGACTTACAGTCACAACAATTAAATCAAACAGGTAATCAGTTTACAGCAGACTTAAACAAACAGATAGGTTTAGGTGGATTAACAGCTGGGTTAACGGGCGGAACTGCACTAGGACAACTAGGTGGTCTAGAACAACAAACAGACTTACAAAGAATTCAAGCTCAAGCTGCATCTGGTGCAGAACAACAGCAACTTGCACAAGACCAACTCAATGCAGACCAACAACAGTTTATGGAAAATGCAAACGCCAAGAAAGCTGCATTAGAGTTTCAATCTAATATACTTCGAGGTAATGCAGGTGCATTAGGGTCAACAAGAACTAATTATGCTCCTGAACCTAACACAACTTCTCAAATTGCTGGTCTAGGTTTAGCAGGACTAGGTTTATATAACAAATTAAGCTAGGATAGATTATGAATATAATTCAGATACAAGATAGATTAAAAGGTGTTTCAGATGATGCTCTGAAAGGTTACGTAACTAATCCTTCAGGAGATGTTCCTACCTATTTAGCGTTAGGTGAGATTGGACGTAGAGAAGATGTTCGTAAAGAGTATCAAGCAGCTCAAGCTGACCAACCACAAAAGACTGTAGCTGAAGAAAAACTAGCAGCAATGCCTCAAGGTATTGGTTCATTAACTGAAGGTATGGCAACTTCAGAACCTCAAGGAATAACTCAACCACCAATGCAGTCTATGAATCCTGCAATAGCAGAGACTGGCGTAGCTAATCTAGCTACACCTAATATGCCTCAACAAAACTTTGAAGCTGGTGGTATTGTTACTAATCAAATAGGAATAGATTCAAATCCTTATTTTCCTTTTGACTCCGAAGTAGGAGGTACATATGGTATGCCTCAAGAACCTATGGTTAATGATTATAAAGATTACTTACAGGAAAAGAAAGATGCTTTCGGTATAGGCAATGAATATTATGAAGACGAAAGAGAAGCTATAAAATTAGAAAAAGAAGAGTTAGCAAAAAGAAGAAAACAACTACCTTATGATGGTATGATTAGGGCAGGGTTAAATATTGCTGCAGGTCAATCTGATGACTTTGTAACTAACGCAGCTAGAGGAGCAATACCAGCATTTAATAAGTATGGTGAAGAAGCAGAGTCTGTTCGTAAAGAAGAAAAATTAAACCGTAAGGAAGATAGACTTATAAACAAACAAGTGAGAGCTGAAGCTATGGGTGACATGGCAGGGTTTGATGCATACAATAAAGAAATCAGAGCAACACAACTTAAGCTTATTGAAATAGAAACTGATAAATTAAGTAAAGCTCTTACGAGGGGAGTAGCTGCTAACTCCGCTGAATATAAACTAAGAGCTGAAGCTATGGATAAAGCCATCAAAGTAATGGGCGGAGAGTATGGCTCAACTGGTGCTCTAGTAACTAAGTTTGGTGATGATAAAGAAGGATATAATAAAGAACTAGTGAAAAACTTCAGACAACAATATACCCTTCTAGGCGGTGCAGATGCTAATCTAGCAGGCATTATGGATACTGTACTTACACCAGAGGATGAAGGAGGTTTACAGCCAAGAGCAAAAGGAGTAGCAAATACTTCGGCATCTACTTCTACAGAAACTTCTACAGAAGGTGAAATAATTACAGCACCAGACGGAAAAAAATATAGAAAATTACCTAACGGCAAATACACCCCAGTATAATGGACAGACAGGAATTCACAGCCGAAGAATTAGGGCTTGAAACTACCCAAGTTAAGCCCCCCTCAGAGCAAGTAGAATTTACAGCTGAGGAATTAGGTCTTACACCTGAACAAACTACCCCCGTACAACAAGAATTCACTGCTGAAGAAATAGGTCTTGCGCCTGAAGAACCAGAACGCGGAACATTTGTAGGCGGTTTCTTTGGTTCAATGGGTGACACAATAGATGTAGCGGATGTAGGTTTAAGTACCGTATTACCTGGCGGTAAAGATGCTAAAAAAGCAGCTGAAGACCGCATGAAAGAACAACAAACAACCCCCCAAAGAGCAAGATTTAGTTATGCTGCTATTGAAGATGCATTCAAAGTAGGCGGAGTAGAAGGACTAAAAGAATTAGTTTTACAACTTCCAGGTGGTGCAGGAGAAGCATTAGGTATGCTAGGACCTTCTGTTGCTGCTGGTATTGCTGGCGGTGCGGTAGGCGGTCCTATAGGGGCACTTCTAGCTATCGCAGCTTCATCCTTCTTGCCTAACTTAGGTGGTAACGTTATGGAGCAGGCAGCTGAAGACCTTGCTCAAGGCAGACCTGTAGATATAGAGACAGGTAAAGCCATCATAACAGCAGTTGGTCAAGCAGGTATAGATGTTCTTCCTTTTAAATTTGCAGACCCTTTAAAAAGATTAATAGGTATAGATAAAAAGTCTGGCGGTGAATTAAGAAAACAACTTGCTGAACAAGGGCTTACTAAAGCAGTAGGTAAAGACGCGTTAGCTATTATAGCAACTGAATTACCTGCTGAAATATCTCAAGAAATACTTCAAAAAGTCCAAGCAGGGGTAGACCCCTTTACAGAAGAAGCAATCGCTGAATATAAAGAAGTAGCTGCGTTAGTAACTCTAACAGGTGGAGTAGGTGTTTATACTGGAACTAAAAATAGGTCTAATGCTAGAAAAGAGATTGCCGAAGAACAAGCTATAGAAGAAGAGAATAATTTAAAAGAAGAAGCAGATGGTTCCGACACTAGACAACAAGCAATCAATGCTACAATTAAAGAAGAACAAAATGTAATAAAAGCAGAAGAAGAAGTAAAAGCTGCTGAAAGAGTTAAGAAAAATAAAATAACTGTTATTGACGAACAGTTTATAAAAGACTTAGGTATCAGTCCTAAGACTAGAGCGGGGCAACAACTACTAGGCATGGACTTAACTGACCCAGCTAACCTAGAGATGATAGACAATATTCTTGCAGAAGAAAACTTACAAATTAAGAATAATAAAGAAGCTGTCAAGAACTTTAGAAGAAAAGTAAAAAGAGATAGAAAGAAATTATTAAAAGCTCAAGAGGAGATACAAATTGAAGAACAGCCCGCCCCTGAAAGAAAAAGAACTAGAGCTCGCAATAAAGTATCTGACGGAGACGCACCCGTCGTTACCACCGGAACTGGAACATCTGACACAACAACAGTGGATACTAATAGAACAGGTACTAGAGGACTTGCTACAACAACTGGAGCAAGCAACGATACATTAGTAACACCTAAAGTAGAAACACCTAAAATAGAAATAGAAAAGAAGAACCCTTTAGTTAAAGGTAAGGCAGGTAAGAAAGCTAAAGTAGGGCGTATAAATAATGGTGCAGTGCAAGTAATAGAAGGAGTTTTAGAAGATGGCGCTAACGGATTACAGTTAGTTACTACGCAAGGTAGGACAAAAATTACAATTCCTTTAAATGAACAACAAATACTTAACCCTACCAAAAAAGATTTAGAGAAATTAGAAGTTAAAGCTCAAGAAGTTAAACCAGCTCCTGTATCAGAAGTTAAAGATAAACCTAAAACTAAACCTAGTTCTCCAGAAAGAAAGCTACTAGGAGATACTTTAAACGAAGCTACAGAAGAAGAGCTTAATGCAGAAGGTTATGAGTCTTTCACAGAGTTAGATGAAAAAGGTAATGAAAGAAAAAGATTCCGTAGTATAAAAACTAAAAAACCTTTGTTTGCAAAAGCAACTACTGAAACAGAAAGACAGCTTGCTGAAGTAAGAAAACAAAAACAACTAGCAATAGAAAGAGCAGATAACCAAAGAAACCAAGATGGTAGAGTTTCTCCAGCCTATAGAAAACCTATTATGCAGTTGCAACAACTGGAAGATAAGTTACTTAAGCAAGATGCTCAAGAGAAAAAACAAACTACTCCAGAACAACAAGAACTATTTGCTAAAGACGAAACTATATCTGACACTGGAGAAACTAAACAATCAGTAATGAGTTCGTTTATATCAGAGTTTGGAAAGAACGTAAACTTAGGAGTAAAACGAGGTCTTCTTAATATAGTAGATACTGTTGCTGATTTACCTAATTCTATTCCTAACGTAGATGTTCTTCCTAATAATGTTAAAGCTATTTACTTTGATGGTAAGGCTTATTTTATAGCAGATAGAATTACTAAAGAAGATGCACCTCGTATGTTGTTGCATGAAATAGGAGCTCATTATGGGTTAGTTGGCATGCTAGGTAAAGCTAACTATGACCGTGTAGTTAAGTCTTTAAGAGATAAAAAAACATCTGATGCAGAAATAGAAGCAGCATTTAAATATGTTAAAGATTCCTATCCTGAACTTACTGAATCATCTGATGACTTTATACAAGAGGTCATTGCAAACATAGCAGAGGATGCTCCTAATAATACAGTCTACCGTAGAATTGTAGGGTATATAAAGAACTTCCTATCTAAACTAGGTATGGGTTGGAACGTAGATAACATTACTGCAGCTCAAATACAAGATATGGTTCAGCATTCTGTAAGAGTATCTCTATCTCAACCTGATATAAATCCTACTACTCAATCTGCATTAGCAAGCAGGGTTGTAACGGAAGTAGGACAACTATTCTATAGTCCACTAGGAAAAGCTATTGCTAGTCAGAAAATAGAATCTATGTCTCCTCAAGAATGGATGGACTATCTAAATAAGAAAGGTAGAAAACTAGGGTTTGTTAATCAGTTAGATTCTACGGGCATTATGGATTGGATGAAAATGCTTCAAAGATACTACAATGAGGATATCCCTACAAATGATATGGATGGGTATGAGTTAGATAGTAGAGGGCGTTTAAGTAAAGATGATATTCTAGCTTGGTTAGGTCAATACGATGTAGTTGTAGAGAGTATAACTCCTGAAGGTCCTATGTCTGAGGCTGAAATAGACAACATTAGAGTGGAAGAAAGAGAAAGAATTAGAGAAGAAATTGAAAACAATGGCACATATGATGATGTGCAAATGGAAGTAGATGAAGAAGCAGGATATGTAGATGACCAGATAGATGGTGTATACAGAATATTTGGTTCTGAACATAGAGGACAAGACCAAGACTTTAAAGAAGAACCTTATGCAGTATTTATTGAGGAAGAATTATTAGAGACTGAACCTGTTAGAAAATACTATGAGCTTGCTCAAGATAAAGGTTTTGATGTAAGAATTGTTCCTTCAGAAAAAGGCGAGTTTGGACAGTATGGAGCAGAAGATAGAGCTCGTGATTATCTTTATGAAACTCATAACCCAGAAATAGAAGAAACAAATAGACTAGTAGAAGAAAGAATGGCTGAGATTGTTGATACGAGAGTTGATGACATTATAGAAGAAGCTACCCAAGAAAGAGATAATAGATATGGCGACATGCAAAGAACTAGAGATGATACAGGAGGAGTGCCTGAAGAATACTTTGAAATTATATTAGCCCTAGATAATAGAGGTGGCAATATGGGTAATGTATACGAGTCTCCTCACTGGGAATCTGTGCAGAATCCTGTGCTACATATACGTGCAGATATAAGATATGACCAATCAGGCAATAAAGTATTGTTTGTAGAGGAAGTGCAATCAGATTGGGCAGAGTCTAGAAGAAAGAACAAAAGCCAAGGATATAAAGACGCTAGAAAAGATAGAGATAAAGCTTTTGTAGAAGATACTCAGCTATGGACTAGACTAGCTGTAAAAAGAATTGTTAGATTAGCAGCGGAAAATGATGTAGATAAAGTAGCTTTCTTAAATCCTGCACAGGCGGTTAACGTACACTACAGAACAGATAAAGCGGCTGAAGCATTCTACGGTGAAATACTACCATCAGTCGTACGTAAAACTATAAACAGTCTTGAAAATACTAATAGGCGCACTAATGAGGAAATTAAGTTTAAGCCTGTATATAAAGTAGACGATAAAACTCTTGACTTACTTAGAGAGGTATACGTTGAAGGCAAGAACATAATGCAAGGTAGTAGAGGTTACAGTGATTTTGATAGAGAAGATTCTACCCCAGCTGATAAAGAACGCTTTAAAAGAATAAATGCTCTTGTAAGTAAATTAAATACTATGTCTGATTCCGTTGAATCCTTCAGAGATATTTATGAGTTTGCAAATAGAATAGTTAAGATAACTCAATCTTATATGGATAATACTGACTTACTACGCCCTGAAACTAGAAAAGAAGTTCTAGAACAACTAACTGGGTCGTTTAATAAATTCCAAGAGCAGATGGCTAATCTATACCGTATAGATAATGCACGTAAAGAAATCCAACGTAGGCTAGAAGCAGATAGAAGGGCTAACCCAGACGTACCTATGGGTATGAATGAAACACAGAAAGCATTAATAGAAAGAGATAGAGAGCTTCAAGAAGAAAGAGTAGGTGCACCTCGTCCTGATATCCGACAATATAACTTCTTAAATTTATTAATAGGTAAGGGCGTATTAACTTTCCCTGAAATAAATAATAGGCAAGTAGGGTTTACTATGACCCCTAAATTAAGACAGGTAGGTAAAGATGCAATGCCTATGTTTGCAAAACAAAATAGTAAGACCAGAGCACAATTAGATAAAGAAATAGAAGATGGTAAATCTGCTAAAGAAAAACTAAATGAAAAACGTAGAGAGAATAATAAAGATAATGATAAATACCAAGATGAGGAATTCTTTAAAAAGAATGAAACTGTAGGGCAAAAAGCTAGAGGGTTTCAGAATGCTGTGTTTGGTTATGATATAGGTCTTTACAATAAGTTAAAAGACCGAATAGCTAAAGTAGCTAAAGCTAAAAACGTTCAAGAAGCTAGAAAATATATAGAAGATACTCTAGCAAAAATAAGTACAGCACAAGCAGTCCATGCACAGACATTAGCTGGAGCATTTAAAGAGCTTGGTAATATAGTTTATAAACCAGCTATAGAGAAGTTTGAAGCCTTTAAAGATGTTAATAGTATGCATAACATTAGTTTAAAGGTGCATGCATTCACACGTAAGTATTTTAAGAAAAAAGGTATTATTACTAAAGCAGATGTAATTCAAGCAGAAAAGTTTATTTCTCAAGCTATTGTAGCTCTTCAATTTAAACGTATAAAAGAAAATAATGCAGTAATTGAGCAACAAGCTAAAGACCTTGTAAGACAAGGTAAGGCACAAGCAGCTAAAACATTACTTCAACAAAAGTATGTTCTTGTAGAGATGGATGACAAGCTAATTGATAAACACATTGAAAGATTAAAAGATTATCCAGAGATAAAAGAAATTCAAGAGATGTGGATTGGAGTAAAAAATAATACACTTGATTTCTTATTAGATACCGAAATAATAGACCAAGAACAATATGATGCTTACACTCAAGAAGGAGGAGAGGGTTTAGCTGATGAGGATGTATTTATACCTCTTTACAGACAAGGACAATCAAGCCTACCTAGATCTGTTGCGTCAGGTACTAATAGTGGTAGAGGTGTATTTGTTAAGAGAAAAGGTACGGCTGAACCTGTATCCAATGTATTTTTAAATATGGATACCTTTGTGCAGGCAGCTATTACACAAGGTATAGCGAACAAAACTGCTTTAAATAAGATAAGAGCTTCTGAAGAAGTACAAGAAGAAGGCGATTTAATTGTACGCCCTGTGATAGAACCAACAGAAGGTTTTGAATCTCATGCAGTTATGGTTAGTGAAGTTGGCCCTGATGGTAAACAAAGAAAACAAACATATGAATACGCTAATGAGATGTATGCAAAAGCAACTAACGGAGCAGCATCCGCTATGCGTTCAGGTAATGTATTCTTATCTAACACCTCTACTCTATTAAGAGACTCTATTGTTCTAAACCCTGTATTTGGTGTAGCTCAAACATTTGTACAAGATATGTATAGTGCTATGTATACCTCTGGTTTAAGATACGGGTGGCTAACAATTCCTTTAAGAGTATTATATGAATTTCCTGCGACTATCCTAAATCTTAGTGGTACACATAAAGAACTATCTAAGTATGGTGCTGTTGGAGGGTATGCATTTAAGCAGAACGATAACACTATTGATGCAGATATAAATGCCCCTGGATTTTATAATAAACTTATACGAGCACTTAGTCGTATCCCTGGCACTAATATTCCTACAGGTTTAACTCAAGAAGGTGCAATCCAAGTAGGAGATACAAGGTTATCTTTAGGTGGTCTTCTAAATAGAATTGCTATGGCTTCTGATAACTCTGTAAGACAAGCCGTATATAAACAGGCAATGATGGAAAACAAGAGCCAAAGAAGAGCTCTTGAGATGGCATTTGAAATAATTAACTTTAGAAAAATGGGCGACAGTGAGTGGATAACTATGGGTCGTCAATATATTCCTTTCTTTGGTGCCGCTCTACAAGCATTATCAGTTCAAGGTAAAGTAATACAAGGTCTTGTTAAAGCTCAATCAGGAGTTACTCCAGCTAGTTTAAGAGAAGCTAGAGTAAACTTTATGATTACTTGGGCTGGAACAGCGGGCATGACTCTAATATATAACATGCTAATGGATGATAATGAAGAAGAGATAATGGAACAGTTTGGCGATATGGCTATGTCTGAAGAATTAAAAAGACATTTAAGAGAAGTAAGAAGAAACTTTGGTCAACTAGACAATAAGATTAGAGATAGAAGATTTATTATAGGAGACGATGGATTCCATTTAACTCTACGTCCTGATATATTTACTTTTATATCTAAAATAATACCTGAACAAGTTTACAATACTATAGTTGCAGAAAGTCAAGATGCCGCTAAGTTCTGGTTAAGCATTAAGAGAAATTTAAGGGAGATAGTATCATTGAACTTAATTCCTCAAGTTATACGACCTATGATAGATGTAATGTATAACGAAGATAATAGAACAGGAAGACCGATTGTGCCTGATAGAATGCAAGATTTAAAACCTGAACAACAATATACTCCTCGTACTTCTGAAGCAGCTAAAAAGATAGCAGATATTATTGGTGCATCTCCTATAAAAGTAGATTACTTCTTTAGACAATACACTGGTTACACTGGAGCTTTAGTATCATTAGTAACTGATTCATATTTCCTAGAGAACGATACTAACCCTAATAGAAAAAATAGACCCGCTGTATCTACACGAGATAGGATTGCATCTTTCCCAGGCATGACTAACTTCTACTCAAGGGATAGAGACAATAGATTCATGTCTGACTACTATGAACTAAAGAATAAGGCATCTCAAGTTGCTGCTATATTTAGAGCTTTAGATAGCTCTCCTAATCCTGAAGACCAGTTAAAGGCTCAACAATTTCTTAATGAAGATAATAACCGTCTAATATATAACACTAATGTGCAGATTGAACAGATACAACAAGTGCTTACAGAGATAAGAAAAGAACGTAAACGTATATATGACTACCCTGCAAGTGCTACACTTAACGGTAAACCTATGACAGACGAACGTAAACGTGAATTGATGTTGAGATTAGATGCAGAAGAACTACAAGCTCTGCAGTCAGTGCATGACTTAAGATTAAAAATTTATGGTATTAATCCTTTCTATAATTCAGAGAAAAATGAATATATGCCGGGCTTTGATTCTAGTAGTTTCTTTGAGAAAAATAACTAACCTATTCTCCAAACTCTAACACCTAGATGGTTATCCTTTGTAGTAGCATAGGTCTTAACTTTTACTTTAGCTCTTTTAGCACCTGACTCTATTGCATATATCATATGAGATGTCTTGAGAGTAGGCACAAAAAAGCTTTCCCCTATCTGCATACCATCAAAGGGGAAGACCCATTCAACCTCCTCATACAAGTTCAGGGTCTATTTCCTTTATAACATCCTTTGGTAAAGTATCAGTATTTATAATATAGGCATTAAGATTAAACTCATCTAGACCAGGTTTCCATCCTCCTGCCATCTTCTTACGTTTCTCTGTAATGTCTATACCAAGTTGTTGCATTTGATATATAAACTGTTTAGGAGACACGCTTTCTTCTTCAATTAAATACCTTCTAAAGGTAGACTTAACAATACATAGTTCTTTCTTATCAGTATCAAGTCTAATTAATAATTGGTTTCTAGGTTCTACAATAACTTTACCCTCATGTATTTCTAATATAGAGTTATTGTTCTTAGATATAAATTCTCCTATGAGAGTTTGATAGTTTGTATCAGTAGACTTCACTACGTTATCTCTAATGTCTATCATCTCGCTTACTACTTTTACAAATACTCTATCTAAATCAATGCTTACAATATCAGCTTGGTGTGCAATCTCTCCTGATACCATAGATACGGCTACTAAGTTCTCATAGAATCTATAGGCAGTATCATCTCCAAAGTCTTTTTTAAACCTACCTATCCAATAGTCTAACTTCTTATCTATTTCTTCGCGTTCATACTTAACTAAACCCTTAATAAACTCTGGGCCTGCCCATCCATGATTAGATAGTAAAGGGTTAAACATATCACGTCCTGCATTAGGATTATCTTTAAGTATCTGAGGTTTATGTAGATAGAACTCAATAAGTCTTGCTATCTCGCCATTAGGGTCTTTCTTAGTAATAGTTAGTTTATCTATTAAAGAGTGGTTAGTAGTAAACATACCTATGAGTGATGCATTATCTTCGTGTTCTCTCTCGGCATTGATTGATGCTTGCATACGAAGTTTTGCTTTACCTTGAGATATCTTATGAATAGTTTGGGATAATACTGTTCCATCCATATTACCTACCTCATCAAGACCAAACGGTATATTGTGTAGAGCTAAGAACCTACCTGTTAATGCATTGTTAGTAGTCTCTAATACAGATAAGTTTTTAGGATGCCCCCATATACTTAAAGCTGAATATAAAGCACCTGTCTTACCTGCACCTGTATCTCCTGTTAAAGATATACTTGCACCTGAAGTAGATGTGTAGGGCATAAGAGATGAACCAAACCCTGCTAACATAACAAAGGCATGAATTTCTAAACCAGGTTCATTTAACTTACTTGTAACTTCTTTCCATTTATCAAAGCTACCACTTCTCTCTAGGTGTCGTGATATGTTGTGACATAGTGCAGATGTAGGGCTACTGACTTCTTGCCCATTTCTTTTTATTTCTACCTCTCCTATAACAAATGCATCTTCATCAGGAGTCCATCCCATTTGTGTTCTCATTCTTGATGCAGCTTTATCTGCTTGTAGATAGGTACCCCATGCTACTAAATAGTCCATAATAAGTTTCCATTGGTTGTTTTTAGGGTTAAACAAAACCCCATTCTTTGATACTAACTTTCTCAATTCATTGCCATCATATATTACACTAAACGGAATATAAAATTCAGCAGGTGCATCA